CATGTTTGTCAACGACTACTTCTTTTAACACATTGTGTATAATTTTGTTTTCAAATTTAGTACCCTCATCTTTACCATATCCACCTAATGAAACTTTCGCATATTCAAAAAATTTCTCACATTCAGGTGTATCCAATATCTCATAATCGGGATTTTCGTCCTGCCATGGATATAGTTGTTGTTTATTCTTGTCAGCCACAATGCGAACGGCTTTGCGAAGATGCGTCTTATTGTCATCTTCTTTCTGCCATCTATTTGAATCTTTTACATATACTGTCTCGCGTTTTAAATCAGTACAGTGAAGTGGTCTTGTATGTGGTTCCATGACACGTATTCGTTCAAGCATAATACGCGAAATGCCTCCGACATATCCTAATTCACCAGTTGTTTCGAAATCACCTGGATTCAGTTGTATAGACTGTATGAAATCGTTTAAATTAATAGCATCTTTGCACGTCTCATTCAAATATACATTCAGGTTAAATTTATTATTTGTAGTATTATTTGTCATATTATAAACTGTTTGGTTTTTTGACAACTCGATTATGGTATCTTGTTGGGCCGACATTTTCCGGTGTTGGTCTATCATTAACTCTTTGAACTCTTGATTTTGCTTTAATAATTCCAATACTACACTCGAGTCAACTTGCTGATGTGTAGATTTAAGGTCAATGTCTAGATCCATATCAGTACATTCTTCTTCTATATTGTCAATCGACGGTATATGTTGACATTTTTGCTTATGATACCATAAACTATTTCGAACAGTATATTTCTTTCCACATTCACACACAAACGCAGTGGGGATTTTTGGGGATTTTTGCGTTCTATTTGTTCTATTTGTATGTTTTGCAGTAGTGATATGTTTATTATAGTCTTTTTTATTGCTAGTATTATAGTCACAATCTAAACAAATATATTTATGGGGATTTTTCAAGGGTTTATTCATTCTAAATAGTCTATATATATTGAACATGATTTATCCCCTAAATCATTTAAACGGTTAAATACTTAAAAAAAGATGCAGTGAGATTTTTCTATATATTTTTACATTTAAAGCATTATGCAGTTAACCTCAAATTTACATATGTCAAATTACAAAACTATATTTCCCAAATGAAAAACGGACATTTATTTATGTCCAATTCTATTTAGTTAAGCCATTTATTTTATCGATTTTTTATTGAATTATTGTTTTTTTGATTTATAGAATCAGTGTGGATATTTCGTTTAAATGTGACGTGCCTATTATGGAGTAAATTATTTTGATTAATGAATGATTTACTTGGTGGATAGGTATCAAAAACGTCATCTTTTTGTTGATTTTTCTTTTTATTTTCGAAATATAATAGCATTAGATAACTAGAATCATACATAATATTATAGAATACGCAACTATATTATTATGTAGTTTTCGTAACATTGTAAACAATGAAATATAACGAAATAAAAACTACATTCTATGTATAGCAATGAGTGACATAGAATACGGAATGAAAGATAGATGCGAGAGTTTTGATTTTTGCGAAAGTATAACTAGTAACCGAAGTAATAGCATTGACGAAGGTTATATTAGTTCGGGACCGGATAGTAGGAGCAATAGTATATCTGAAAATGATTCGCAAATAACATCACAATATCGCCGAACTGGTTTTATACCTGTCCCAAATAAACAATTGAAACATAGAAAACGTGAAATAAATTATGACGGGTCTTCGGCGCATGATGTAGGCGTTTTAACACCTACCCCCTCAAAATATTACAAAATGATGATTGAAAATTATGAACGTTTACAAGAATTCATTTCTCCTAAAAAATAGTATATTATTGTATAGTATATGTACGATCAAATCGCAATATCACTCATTGTTATGTTGGGTCTAGACGCAACCTACATTTCACAAATAAAAACACCCTACCTAAAACAAATCGAAAATATACAGAAGTCAAAAGTAAATGTAAAAACAGCGGGGGTTGTATTGTGCTATTTGTTTATGGTATTTGGAATAAATTATTTTATAATACAAAAAAAAGCGTCATTGCTCGACGCATTTTTGTTCGGAGTAGTAGTATATGGTGTGTATGATACAACCACCTACGCGCTTTTTACAAATTGGTCGGCAAATTTAGCGATTTTGGATGTTATTTGGGGAGGTGTTCTAATGTTAACAACGACGTATATCACATATCAGTTTACAACATAATGTAATGTTATTTTTTTACGATTTTGCGTTTAGTAGGTTTACATACAATGGAATGTTTGAATTTCTTACAGAATTGTTTTATAGTTTGTTGTTTGTCGGTTGCATTCCCTAATGACATTTGGCGAATATGTAATAATTGCTCGTCTTGTTCGTAATCCCATTTTTTACAAAATTCGATTTCATCATTGGTATCGGGAAATTCAACAAGTTTAGATTCGTTATTTATAATCCCATTATGTTGCTCTATTCGTTCAAGCCAACATGGACTCATGGACGCTGAATATAACCATTTTTCGAGAGGATAATGGTAAATAGTAGAGAATTCATCCGGCATTTTAGTATCAAATAAATTGTTATAAATCTTAATTGCTGGGTATAAATGTAATCTACTAAAAAGGTGAGATGCTTTTTCTGTCGATACAGTTTTTGTAGCATATGGTTGAATATGTTCGGGTGTCATAGAAATAAAACACAAAGGGATTGCGGTATTGTCATCTACCACGTCTTTAGTTACTGTATATTGTAGTTTATCTTTTACAAAATTAACTAAATTATAGTTTCGTAGTGATAATGTATATATGATGGAACCCAAATTACAGTCAGCACTATCATCCGAAGTTTTATACCATTCATCGATCAAATTATCAATGAATAGTTTCATGTCAGGATTATCATCCGCGTATATTTCGTTATAAATATCTTTTACGAAGTCATAAGTTTCTTCTCTGAAACCCGAATAAAATAGTTCATAACCCCAAAATAGGGATTGTTTTGTATCTCGCATTAGAAGCGAAACAAACAATGACTGTTTTGCTTCAATTCGAGAATACAAATAACGAGTAAGAGTTGTTAGGAGTTCATTTCTATAAATAGGGTCGTCCATGTTGGATTTCAATTATGCGAATTGACGACCCTATTTATATCATTTCAATTTTGTAAGCAAAAAATATGTGAATATACTGTATAATGACGACTAACAACACAAAAAAACAAAGGGTGAAGAAAGATAAGAAAAAACTTCAGAGAGGTGGTACACGTAAAAATAGAAACAAACCACCAAATAAAAATCGTTCTCATATCGTAAAGGTATTTTTAGAGATATTAAATATGGTAAAATTATATCATTGGAAAACGCGTTCATACGCTCAACATAACGCAACCGACGAGTTATATGCTAAGTTGAATAAACACATAGATATGTTTGTTGAAGTTCTACTTGGAAAAAGCGAAAGTCGTATTAAACTATTAGAAAAAAGAATAGATCTATTAGATCCATCTAATGTCCGCGATTTTAAAGAAAGAATTTATGAATATCGTGAATTTTTAGTTGATATAGATATTTATTTTAATACTAAGAAGGATACTGATTTATTGAATATACGCGATGAGATTTTAGGTGATATAAATCAATTTCTATATTTAATGACATTTGATAAGTAATATTACTTGTAACATGATAACATTCCGCGAATGGATGGCATATCTCTACACGTTTCCGGGTATTTTCCATTCTTTTCAAAGAAACTGATTGTTAATGGAGATGCGCGTATTTTAATAATATTCTTTCTATTTAGATATTTCCTTTTCCAATGACGCTGGATTAACCGCAACCAATGTGTTTTTATGATAACGGTGTAGAAATCATCTAATATAAATAGTTTCATAATATCTATATTACCACCTCGCATAGAATGAATATCAAATATTGAATACTCATGTAAATAAGAATATAGATAAAATATATCATATTGAAAGAAAGTCGAACATTGTATAGAATTTGCATATAGAATATGTCCGGTATCATTGAACGTACTCGCAATCCCAATATAACACTTTTCATTATGTTTTTCAGAATCTAAAAATTCTTCTTCTTCGCAGAATATGGATTCGACCATTTCTTCACATATAGAGTCTAGTGTGATATCTGATGAAGATGATGATGATGTAGACAATGTTACATTATCATCTGAATTAGGTACATTTTCAGAGTGTTCGGGAAAAGGATCTAGAAATTGCATTGTATGTAAGTTCTTGTATTATATGAGTCCATAAGACAGGTAGTTTCTAATATATTCATTGGAATATTATATTTCAATTTTATACATATAGACTTTGTGATGTCGTGATATATTTTAATACCATATCTTCAATCTTTGACAATTTATGTTGTAACTCAATTAAATTTAGTTGTTCGCATACATTGATAAACTCTTTACTGATGGTAACAATCTTCAACATCGCTTTTGTAAAATCCCCTACTGAAATAGATTTATTATATACATTGTTTTGGATGAATGATTTACATTGGGTTTCATCGTTACATTCACACCATTGCATAGAAAATTCGACCATGTCATATATAACCGCATCTGTATATTTGATACCGGTTGTTATTTTATAATCGTCCTCTATATCAGAATATCTATCGTAGTGATTTTGCATAGACTTGATCTTACCTTCTAAATACGTGTCTTCCATAGTAAGTGAATGAATTTTCATATCATCGTGTACCTTTATATCAGTGAAACAAGAAAATAAGCCAATAAGTTGTATTGTATCGAAATCTTCGAAATACTGCCATTTTATCATTAAATCAGATAAAATCAATGGGTGAATTTCAGCAATATTTGACGCAACCTTACCCCGCATTGTAAGTGTAAATGTGTCATCAGGATTACGTATAATAAATCCATTTTCACACATAATATCACATACACTTTCAGTTTGTTGTTTGATGTATGTTTCAGTATATTGCATGTCATGTCGTAGATCGTTTACTGTATCTTTCATTGTCAACAAATTATTTAATTTGACCGCATCATCTTTAACATGTTTGTATTCGTCTTCTAATCTACGTATTTCTTTTTC